CGAGGCAACACAGAAGGAACACAGGGAAGTAGCAGATCAGTGTAAGGCTATATTGACTGACCTCTTCCCTAGCATTTATGGAGGTTAACATGGACAAACAGTATTACCACTTTAAGAAGACTAGCTCACGACCTAGTGTAACGACAACCAGCGAACACTTCTACATATGCGAAGAGGACGCTAGGTGGGATGATGTTATGCGTCAGTTTGGAGCCTTCCTAGACTCCTGTGGGTATGTTGGGGTGTACGAGAAAGTCGACCTGATGTTAGAGAAATTCTGGGAGGTTGAATGAAAATCTTAGTTATTCCTGACTGCCAAGTTAAGCCGGGGATTCCGACTGAACATCTTGAGTGGGCAGGTAAAGCCATCGTAGACTACCGCCCTGACGTGGTGGTTAACATCGGTGACTTTGCTGACATGCCCTCTCTGTCCACCCACGATAAGGTTGGTAGTAAATACTTTGAGGGTAAGCGGTACAAGGATGACATTGCCTTCGCTAAGGTAGGCATGAAGAAGATGTTAAAGCCACTACGGGATTTACAGGCAAGCCAGAAAGCTAACAAGCAGAAGGTTTACAAGCCCCGTATGGTGTTAACACTAGGCAACCACGAGAATCGAATTGATAGGGCAGTGACTAATAACCCCATCCTAGAAGGTTCAATCTCGACTGCCGACTTAGAGTATGAGAAGGATTGGGAAGTTCATGGGTTTCTTAAGCCAGTGTTTATTGGTGGGGTTGGCTTTTGTCACTATTTTCCTGTGGGTGTTATGGGCAGACCAGCGTCATCGGCAACTGTTATTGTTAATAAGTTACATATGTCTTGTGTCGCTGGTCATCAGCAGGGAAAGCAAGTTGCCTACGGGAAACGTGCTGATGGGAAACCTATCTGTGGTATCATCGCAGGGAGCTACTACCTCCACGACGAAGACTACATGGACTCTCTTAGCAACCGTCACTGGCGAGGATTAGTGGTGTTAAACGAAGTGGATGATGGTGCATTCGATGAGATGTTCTTGTCGATGAACTATTTACAAAAGAAATATGCTGACACTCCCGGACATATGTGATAAACTAATGCGCCTAGATGAGGTGACAATATTGGAGCTGCTTGAGATACGCAGTGAAGATATTGTCGCCAAGTTTATGGATGCCATTGAAGAACGTGCCGATTACCTAGAGGATTTATTGGATGACAATTGAAATTGATTTAACACGAGATGCCTTATTTGATTCGTTGGGTATCCAGCGTCTTAAAGAAAGCTACATGAAAGATGATGAGACAAGCCCACAAGAAAGATTTGCCTTTGTATCGGAAGCTTTTGGAAGCAACCCTGAACACGCTCAGCGGCTTTATGAGTATAGTAGTAAGCATTGGCTTAGTTATAGCACTCCCATTCTTTCTTTTGGGCGTAGTAAGCGTGGGTTACCTATTAGCTGTTTTCTTAACTACATTGACGATAGTGCAGAAGGCTTGGTCGATAACCTATCAGAAACTAACTGGCTCAGTATGCTTGGTGGTGGCGTTGGCGTCCATCTGGGTATCCGCAATAGCGATGATAAGTCAACTGGCGTGATGCCTCACCTGAAGATGTACGATGCATCTTCACTGGCATACCGTCAAGGGCGTACACGTCGAGGGAGTTATGCGGCTTTCTTGGATGTATCTCACCCTGACATCATTCAATTCTTGGAGATGCGTAAGCCCACGGGTGACCAGAACTTACGAACCCTGAACCTTAATCATGGTGTTAACATCACGGATAAGTTCATGCAGGTGATTGAGCGGTGTATGAAAGATACTGATGCCAACGATGACTGGGAGTTGATTAACCCTGCCAACAATGAGGTGGTGGAGGTTATCAGTGCCAAGTACTTGTGGCAGAAGATGTTAGACTTGCGGATGCAGACGGGTGAGCCATACTTTGTTTTCATTGATACGGCTAACAGGGCATTGCCTGAGTGGTTACGTGACCAAGGGTTGAAGATTAACGGGAGTAACTTGTGTACTGAAATCTTCCTGCCCACCGGAGCCGACCGAACAGCAGTGTGTTGCCTGTCCAGTTTGAACTTGGAGTATTACGATGATTGGAAAGATAACGAGCATTTTATCCCTGACGTTATGGAAATGCTTGATAATGTCCTTGACTATTTCCTCAGTAACGCTCCTCAGCATATTCGCCGTGCTATTCATTCTGCTTCCAATGAGAGGTCTGTTGGACTTGGTACATTAGGTTTCCATGCTTACCTACAAAAGAATAACATGGCAATTGATGGGGTTATGGCTAAGTTGACTAACCGTGATATTTTCCAGCACATTAGTAAGGAGTGCAAACGTGCAGATAAGTTACTTGTGGATAAAAGAGGCGCTTGCCCGGATGCAGCTTTGTATCGCGTCTCTCGTCGCTTTAGTCACCATATGGCTATTGCTCCCAATGCTAGTTCCAGTCTTATTATGGGTAACACTTCGCCATCCGTGGAGCCGTATCGAGCAAATGTTTTTAGGCAGGATACACTGAGTGGAGCACATGTCTACCGTAATCGCTTCCTGTCGAAACGCCTTGCTGAACTTGGTATGGATGATGACGATACTTGGGCTAGTATTATTGCCAACGATGGTAGCGTTCAGCATTTGGGCGTACCCGATGATGTGAAAGAGGTGTTTAAGACAGCGATGGAGATTGACCAGCGATGGCTTGTAGAGCTTGCTGCTGACCGTCAAGCGTATGTAGATCAGGGACAGAGTATTAACCTATTCTTCCAACCGAATACAACTATTGCTTACTTACACGCTGTTCACTTTATGGCGTGGAAGATGGGGTTGAAGAGCCTGTATTACCTGCGTAGCGATAAGGTAAGAAAGGCAGATAAAGTGGGAGCGCAGGTTAAACGCCAGCGCATTGAAGAGAACATCGACATGACATCAGTAGCCAATGGCGAAACGTGTCTAGCTTGCGAAGGGTAACATGAAAGCAGAATTGACTGAACAGCGAACAACATTTAAACCATTCAAATACCCTTGGGCGTATGATGCTTGGTTGCAACATGAACAAAGCCATTGGCTCCACTCTGAAGTGCCGATGGGTGAGGACTTGAAGGATTACCAGAAGAAGCTTAACAAGGAAGAGAAAGAGTTCCTGACCAAAATCCTACGCTTCTTTGTGCAGGGAGACTTGGATATTGGTGATGGTTATTACACTCACTATATCCCTGTGTTCAAGCAACCAGAAGTGCGTATGATGATGAGTGGGTTTGCTGGTCGAGAGGCTCTACACGTTGCTGCCTACGCTCACCTGATTGAGACGTTGGGGCTACCAGAGAGCACCTACAACGAGTTCCTACAGTATGGTGAGATGGTGGAGAAGCATGAGTATTACCAGAACCTTGGTGACGCTCCTGTTGCGGAGAAGATAGCTACAATCTCCGCATTTGGTGAGGGGATGCAACTGTTCTCTTCGTTTGTTATGCTACTCAATTTCGCACGTCATGGTAAGTTGAAGGGTCTGGGGCAAATCATCGCTTGGTCGATTGTCGATGAGACGCAACACGCAGAGGGAATGATTAAGGTCTACCGTGAGTGGGTTAAACAACATCCAAATGATAGCAGCAGTGATAAGATTAAACAAATTGCAAAGGAGATGGTTGACCTAGAGGATAAGTTCATTGACCTAGCCTTTGGGATGTATGAGGTGGAAGGGTTAACAGCAGAGGATGTGAAGCAATATATCCGCTACATCGCTGACCGCCGCTTAATCTCGATGGGCATGAAGGGTGTATTTAAGGTGAAGAAGAATCCTCTACCTTGGGTGGATGGGATGCTTGGTGTTAGCCATACCAACTTCTTTGAACAACGTGTAACAGATTATTCTAAGGGCGCTACTCAGGGCACTTGGGATGACGTATGGGGGAAAGCAGCTTAATGGTAACTAGAAAGAAAGTAACAGACCCTGAGTCTAAACCGCAACACAGTCTGAAGATGCGTCTGGATGACATGTTAACCATTCAACCGAAGACGGAGAAGCAGAAGGAATTCTTTGATGCATACCAGCAGGGTCACTACTTCTGTGCTCTGTCTGGTGTAGCTGGTACGGGTAAGACTTACATTGCTTTCTACAAGGCACTGGAGGAGGTTATGGATAAGAGTAACCCCTACCAGAAGTTGGTTATCATCCGCAGTAGTGTGCAAAGTCGGGAGATGGGTCACCTACCGGGAGATGCCGATGAGAAGATGAATATGTTTACTGAGCCATACAAGCAGATAGCGGCTGAGTTGTTTAAGCGTAAGGATGCGTGGGATAGGTTGGTGGAACAAGGGTATGTAGAATTCCTGTCCACTTCGTTCATCCGAGGCACTACGTTCAACAATGCAATCGTTATCTTGGATGAGAGTCAAAACTGTACGATGCATGAGCTGGACACCATCATCACTCGTATCGGTCACACATCTAAGTTCTTCCTGTGTGGTGACTACCGACAGGTTGACCTAAAGAAGCGTGATGATAAGAGTGGGTTGCTGGAGTTCTTAACCATCCTGCGGTCAATGAAGGAGTTTACAGAGATTGAATTCTCAGTGGCTGACATCGTTCGCTCCAGCTTGGTTAAGAATTACATCATTGCACGTATTAACCATGAGGATAAAAAGAATGAGCATCCACATTAACTATCGGCTAGGGATGGGTTTTGACATTGAGCATAACGACGACATCTGCCATGTGGTAGGGGATGATGAGGGAA